AATGTTGCCGCCAGAATTGCAGCAACAGATGGGGCAGCTGGAGCAGGCCGTGTTGTCAGGACAGCTTCCGGCGGAGGCGGCGCAACCTTTACAGCAGCAGGTACTACAGTTGCAAGAGCAAATATCTTCACCCATTTTGGCAGAGCTCACACAAGACTTTTTGCTAAGTATCGGTCAGGCGTCAGAAGAAGATCCGCTAGTGGCGATCCGGCAACGGGAACTGGATATTAGAGAAGCAGAAATGCAGCAAGATGCGCGAGAGTTTGACGCTAAAGAAGATGCACGAGCTCAGGAAAAGCTGCTTGAAAGAGAGTTGGCTAGAGAGCGCTTAGGCGTACAAAGAGATATTAATGATGAAAAAATGGATTTAGCAATCCAACGCTTAGCGCAGCAGGCCGATCTGAAAATGTTAGAGTTACAGGCTAAGTTTGGTTTTAGAGTGTAGGAGAGAATCATGCCATTGAAAAAAGGTAAGTCGCAGAAAGCTATTAGCGACAACATCAAGACAGAAATGAAGAGCGGAAAGCCTCACAAGCAGGCGGTTGCGATCGCCATGAAGACTGCAAAAATGGCTGGCGGTGGCGAGGTCAAGAGAACTCGTAAGAAAATCAAAGGGGGCGGCGCTGCTACGAAAGGTTTGTTTTTCTACGAGATTGACTGATGGATGATGTCGGCCTAGCTAATCGGGTGCGCTCCGTCATGCGCGAAAGAGAGAAGCTAATCAATGAAATGCTTATGTCGGGTGCACTCCGTAACATGGAACAGTATAAAGTTGCAATCGGAGAGCTGACCGCGTTAGCATTGATCGAAGAAACGATTAAACAATTTTTTAAGGAGTCCTAATGCTGGCTGAAAAAGCTTATGTAGATCCCGATAGGCTGGTGCTAGATCCAAGCCTATTAGAAAAATCTGTTATAGAGCGTCTGCCTGACCCTGTCGGGTGGAGAATGCTGGTGCTTCCCTACCGAGCTCAGCCCAAAAGCAAAGGTGGGATACATCTAACAAAAGCCACCGTGGATCAAGAAAGTTTGGCGACGGTCGTAGCCTATGTATTAAAAATGGGCCCGTTATGTTTCAACGACAAGGAAAAATATGGGCCTGAGCCCTGGTGCACGGAAAAGCAATGGGTGCTCATTGGACGTTATTCGGGATCTAGGTTTAGGCTAGAGGACGGAGAAGAAATCCGAATCATTAATGATGATGAAGTAATTGGCACCATACTTTATCCTGATGACATAGTGAGCCTGTAATGAACGATCAAACCGCAGCAGTACCAGCAGAAGAAGAGATTCAGATCGAAATCACCAATGATTTGCCAGAGCCTGATGGCGAGCTAGATCGTCACACCAAAAATGTCTCCAAGCGAGTAAACAAGCTAAATCAACGCGCGCGGGAGGCAGAACGGCGAACTGAGCAATATGCAAATGCGTTGCAACAGAAAGAACAAGAACTGCAACAGATGAGGGGCTTATTCGCGCAGCAGAGCCAGGCAACGCTTGTGGCAGAAGAAGAAAAAATAAAGGCGCAGGAGGCGTCAGTAGACGATATTTACAAAAAAGCGGTTGAGTCTAATGACCCTGACCTCATGTCAAAAGCCGCCACTTTAAAAAATGATATTGCGATAAAGAAAGAAAAGTTGAATGTTGCAAAGGCGCAGTATCAGCCCCTGCAGCAACCTGCAGGACAGCCTGCTGCCGATCCTAGCCAATATCAGGCTTATCAACAACCCGCCCAACAACAAGCGCCCAAGATAGAGCCCACGCCAGAAGCCAAAATGTGGCATAAAAAAAACCCTTGGTTCGGTGATGGATCTAGTGAGGAGACGATACAAGCAACAAAATACGCTGCAGACACCCATGAGTATCTGATCCACGAAGGATTTGAGCCTGACAGCGAAGAGTATTATGATGAATTAGATAAGCGCATTAGCAAACGTTTTGCTGATGTGGTGGAGAGCGCTAACGCTCAACGACAGATCGCGCAAGATGACGTTCAGCCCACCGTGCAAAGGGTTGCGTCAGCCACTTCAAGTGGTCGATCGCAAACACGAAGTGAGAAGAGCGGTGTTCGTTTTTCGGAGAGCGAGCTCGCGCGTCTGAAGTCTCTAAAGCCGCACAACATGGAGCTTGACGAGTTCATAAAACGTGCAGCTAGAGAGAAGCTGAAAATACAGGCGAGAGGACAGCGATAATGGCAGAAACGAAAAACACTCGTTCGAGTCGTGACACTGGGACGCACGATAAACAGTCCCGCAGACAGCCCTGGAGGCCAGTCCGCAAACTAGAAGCTCCCCCGGCGCCCCCTGGATTTATTTACAGGTGGATTCGAGAGAGCATGCTTGGAGATATGGATGCAGCAAATGTCAGCCGTAGGCTGCGAGAAGGCTGGGAGTTAGTGAAGTCTACTGACCTGCCCGCTGAGCTTCGTCCACTGTTTCCGGCGCTGGAAAGCGGCAGGCATGAGGGTGTTGTCCACAACGAGGGACTGCTACTGGCGAAAATGCCACAGGAAACCGTCGATGAGCGTAATGATCATTACGCCCAGAAAAACGTGGAAGCAATAGAGGCGTTGGATAACAACGTCTTTAATGAAGCCGCGCGAGATGGTCGCTATGTGAAATTTGATCCAAAGAGGAGCAGTTCCGTCACCTTTGGCAAGCAGTAACAGGAGAAAGACATGGCGAATAAAGACGCTGCGTTTGGCTTGAGACCTGCTCGAATGATGGGTGGCGCTCCGTTCAGTGGAGGTGTCTCACGGTATCGAATCGCGAACAACCAGAGTGGTGCAATTTTCCAAGGCGACTTGGTTAAGCAACTCACTGGTGGCACTGTATCGCGAGCCGCGGCTTCCTCCACTGTACCTGTAGTCGGCGTTTTTAACGGCGTACAGTACACGGACCCAACCAGCAAAGAGACGGTTTTTGCAAATCATTATCCCGGCAGCATAGCCGCGGATGACATTATCGCTTTTATCATTGATGACCCCAACGTCGTATTTGAAGTGCAGGCGGATGACACCTTCCCGGTGGCAGACTTGTTCGGCAACTTCGACATCGTGGATCAGTCAACGACTGGCGATACAACTTCTGGCAGATCAAATATGGAATTGGACGTCACGACGGGTGCTACCACCACGACGTTGCCACTCAAGGCCATTGATATCTCTCAGGATCCCGATAACGACGATGTGGCAAGTGCTAACACAAATGTAATGGTAGTAATTCAAAACTCCATTTCAGGCGTGAAAGGCGCTGGCTTAGCTTGAGGAGGCTGACAAATGGCGATTTCTAGAGCGCAACTAGCGAAAGAACTCGAACCAGGACTCAACGCCTTGTTCGGGCTTTCATACGATCAATACACCAACCAATACGAGACAATCTTTGCTATCGAAGATAGTGAGAGAGCCTTTGAGGAGGAGGTTTTAATCAGCGGGTTTGGAAGTGCGCCTGTGAAAACGGAAGGAGCTGGTGTTGCATTTGACACCGCAACGGAAGGTTTCACTGCCCGTTACACGCACGATACGATTGCTTTAGCATTTAGTCTTACCTCTGAAGCAATTGAGGACAACCTCTATGACTCCCTGGGGCGTCGCTACACGAAGGCGCTTGCGCATTCAATGGCGAATACCAAGGAAGTGAAGGGTGCAGACGTACTGAACAACGGCTTCAACAGTAGCTTTGCTATTGGTGATGGTCAGCCGCTGTTCTCCACTGCGCATCCGCTCTCAGGTGGTGGCACATTAGCTAACCGTGCTGTCACTATGGCAGACCTCAATGAGACCTCCCTTGAGGACGCATTGATCGACATCAGCACCTTTACTGATGATCGCGGTCTCACCATTTCTGTGAGAGCTACTAAGCTGGTTGTTCCGCCGCAGCTTGTGTTTGTTGCTGACCGTATCTTGAACTCTACCCTGAGATCAGGAACTGCGGACAACGACATCAACGCAATCCGCAACACCGGCGTGCTGCCTGGTGGCTACACGGTAAATCACTACCTCAGTGATCCTGATGCTTACTTCATTTTGACCTCGGTCACTGAAGCAGGCGAAGGTCTGAAGATGTTCCAGAGAACCGCTATGGAAACCTCAATGGAGCCTGACTTTAGCACTGACAACGTGCGTTACCGTGCGCGTGAGCGATACTCTTTTGGGGTGTCCGACCCACGCGGGGCGTATGGCTCACAAGGTGCGTAAAAGGAGAGTTTTCTCCTAAAGGGGCTTCGGCCCCTTTTTTTTATTTGCGGTATTGGTACACTGCGAGAGTCTTATGGTTATCGCATGGTGCGATAACTGGTTCAGAGGAGAACTGTAATGACGACTCACTTTACTTCTGGCGTTACAAACGTCGGCGCGGGTAGCACTTTAGGCAAGTCAAAAATGCCAGCTCCTGCCAAATACCACGTCTATCACAACGACTTTGACACCTACCTAGCGTCGGACTGGACAATCACCACCACGGAAGGCGGCTCTGGCAATGCTTCAGAAGCGCTCGGCGATGGTGACGGCGGCTTGTTAGTCATCACTAACGATGATGCAGACAACGACAATGATTTTTTGCAGCTGACCAAAGAAGGCTTCAAATACGAGGCCGGGAAGCAGTTGGCTTTCAACGCACGTTTTAAGACCTCAGACGCTGATGCCTCTGACGTTGTGATGGGTCTGCAAATCACGGACACCAGCCCTTTGGATGTCACCGATGGCATTTTCTTTCTGCTGACAGATGGCTCCACCACATTGACGTTTATTGTGGAAAAGGACAGCACTCAAAGCACGCTAGATCTACCTGCTGTAATGGCCGATGATACCTTTATGACCGTGGGCTTTATGTACGATCCCAAGGATCAGAAGTTCCACGTCTACTAAAACAACGCTGAAGTTGGCACTGTGGCG